TTTGTTTGATACGCTCCATAATCGGCTGCACCTCTTCGATAGTCTCATAAGCTCCTTTACGTTGGGGATCGTACTTGCTCATAAGGAAAATAACGCATAAATTATTTTCCCTCACATTATCAGCCGAAAGGCTGGCACCCGTTCCCGACGGGATCAGAATAAAGAGCACCGGACATTCTCCTTTAGATAGTCCCTGTATCGTCTTACTCATTTCCTCGTCAATGGTAACGGGCAGCACCTTCTTTATTTCAGGAATACGTTTTTGCACGCCTTCCCAGTATTCACGGTAAACCTTTATATCTATCATATCGTCAATCCCTGATAACGTTTCGCCTCCCATTCACGGCGGGTGACAAGCCCCGGAAGAATCTTACCACCCCCGTATATCCATTTTTTAAACTCTGCCGGTATGGATGAATCATACGCATCCGCTCTGATCTTCTTATAAAGCGTTGATTTTTTGAATTTTCCGATACCCACATTAAAACAAAAGCTTACTACCGCATCAAACTGGTACTGCCCCAGATGAAGGGGAAGCGCGTTCACCTGGTTTTCTACTGCCCTGATATCCGATTCAAAGAAAGCGTCGGCCTGGGCCTCGGTTATAACATCACCCGGTTTTACGCCGGTCGTGTGGCCGTAACCGATCGTACATACTCCCGCGGCACATACATACGCTTTCAAGCGTAACCCCTCAAATCGCTTAATCTTGTTTTTTGTTCCTGTTGTCGTTCTCATTTCTTGTTACGTTTTTGGTGCAAATACTCAAACTTACATTTATACAGATAAAGCAATACATCCCAAAAGGGCGTATCGTCCACCTCCTTCTTATTACCGAACACACCGGAAGCCGCCACTTCAAAGACTATTCCGGTCCAGCCGGTTTTATCGTCCGCCTTCCGGTCCTCGGATGCCAGCTTCTGAAACAATATCCGAAAGTCGATAGCTTCACCACCAATATAAACCGGTCCGGAAAGAACCATTTCCCAAACGGCGGAAAAGAGATTTACCGCATGAATGGCAAGCAAGGAAGGAACGGCCGGCGTTTTCTCCGGGTCCTTGTACCGGTAAAGCTTTAACGTGATATCCTGGAAGATTTCATTTATAGCCGGATCGTCCTTTTCTACCACCGCCTGTTTGCTTTGCTGCAACAAATCCAGGCAATCACAAAAACTACCGAAAGTAAGACCGTTCAGCATGTCACCGACACCATGCCAGTCCCCGAAATCCTGCATCAGGTTACGCCCGGTTTTCAGAATGGGCGTAACGATCCGCTCGCCCTCCTTACCGGTCGTATAAGAGAAAAAGCCGTCCAGCTTTTCCAGTTGGCCGTCCAGCTCCCGGATGATCTCACGCCGGTACATGGTATAATCCGCTTTCATGCCCAGAAGAAAAGAAAGCCATTTTACGCGGAACTGTCCGGGGCTGATCGTACCGCGGTTCATCAGTACCGCCAATATAAGAAACTGCCGGTACTGATCACTGCTGACTTCATCCAGGCAGGAAGGAACCTCCACCGTCTTACTATTATATGTAAACTTCTCCATGTCCAGACATTAAAAAGTTATTCCCTTGGATTGTACGGTAACACCCGGTATATAGTAATCCACCGTTTCCGATTCTGCATCCTGTTCACGGATGATATCCTGCAATACATCCAGGTAAGCCGCCGCGTCCTGCTCCAGACTGTTAGCAACCGATTGCCGGGCCTCTTTTTCCGCCCGCAATTTATCCCGTACGGTTGTGCTCTGTTGTACCTGTACGATTCCACTGGGCAGAACTTCCACCGGTAAACGTTCAACGGCCTTTTTTATGGTAAGAAGTGCAAGCGGACGGCGTACATATTCCAGCAATTTCTCCGTTAAAACGGTATCGCCTTCAATCAGTTTATTATAACGGTTCCGGGTGATAACAGGTATTATCTGCCCGTCCTGAACTTCCCGGATCATAGGAATAAGCACCAGGAAAAGACGGTGACTTCCGATATTGTAATATTCATCGAACGTTTCCTTATTCTGAATAAGAAGCCGGTTTATAGCCTTTTTCTTAATGCCGTTCATCCAGAAATCAAACTTTTCGCGGTCCATTAACTCCACCAACGCGTCTACGGCTTCATAAGCCAGGTTTCGGATATTCTCTTCATCCTTGAACTCCTGTAAGGCGGTCATGCCCGTTTCATTCTCTCCCAAATGCTTGCCACGTCCGGCCGTTCCGTGTTGTGCGTCCAAAGTGGGAATAACCTTTAACCAGGTAAACATCGCCACCGCCTGCTGCATCAGCCGCAAAGTTTCCGCCATGCTGTCCGATTCCGTGCCGTCCGCATGATCTTCACGGTAATACTTATCTACCGCGTCTATAGGTTCCGCCCCGATGATAGCCTGTAAATCCCGAATCCCCAGCGGTAAGATAGGTTCCCACTTGGTAAAATCAAGATCGTCATCGATCAGGCCCAGGACACGGACTATTTCACCGGCCCCGTCACCGCTTTTATTAAATAACTTCGTCATTTGCTTGATCTCTTTTTAGAGTATATGGTTTCCAATTATCAAAATCTTTCGTGAAATTGTTTATTTCATCGTAGAACTCTTTATAAAAGCGGGCCAGCCCGGTATCTATCGTTATACAGGTCTGCTCCGTTCGCGGATTGGTGTTTATATTGGCCGAGCTTTCTATTACAAAATCAAAAGCGTTACCAAAACCGGCCATTACTTTAGAGTGATTACGGAAGATACAGACACGCGATCCGAAACGTTCCGCCACGTTCTTTAGGTATAAATAAACATCCGCGTAGGAACCTTGAAAGATTTCACCTACATAAAAATCCGCGTGCCCTATATCTTTTCTCTCCAGCCATTTCTCCACCTCCTTAACATCGGTAATTGCCATACACCAGGTAGAAATTAGAACATATTCCACCGGTTGTTGCTTCACGATCACACGAAGATAAGTAAGACTGTCAACGTCCCCATGACTGATACAGTGATAAGCCGCCCCTTTCTCAAAATGCCAGGGCAAGCACTCTTCCAGGTGCAGCTCCGATTTTATCCGCCGGTCAAAATGAACGTTTTTCGTCCGGCGGGCCTTTATATGCTTGTCCGGGATGTTATCGGCCCGGTCCTCTTCCGGTTGCCGGTCGCTTATCGGTTCTTCCGGCACATCTTCCGTTTTCGGTGTAAAAAACAGACTACGCATTTTCTTTCATACGGTTAGAGGGTGAAACGTTCTGTTCCGCTTCCACTATGGTACGATAAAGCCCCACTTTCGTAGTAGTACCCGGAAAATTGGCATTAATATACTGCTGTAACGGCTTACAAAGGATCATGTCCGGAATCGCCGTTTCGGAAGCGTTGTACACTTTCAGGCTGTATAATTTCTCCGATCCGGAAGAAAGTTTGTTTTCTATAATCAGATTTGAAAGTACCGGATCAAGACCGAAGCCGGAAGTGGCGGCTGCGTCCGCCTTGTTGGATATCTTAATTTGGGCGTCCACATAATCCTTGATCTTCTTATCCAGCGGCTCAACCGTCCAGCCCTCAAAGTTATTCGCTTCCGGATTCCAGAATTTGGTCGTGTGCATGTATTTCCCGGCGTTCTGCCTTCCTGTAATGTTGGAGGCGAATTTCTCCATAGCTTCGTCTTTAAAATCTTCCAGCATTTGGGCCGTGTATTTCTCACCCGTACGATCGCAAACCTGTTTAATACGCGCTTCCGCACGGTCCCAGTAAGACTGCGGCGATTCGATGTGTAGGGAAATAGCCGAAGCATTTTCGTTATAGGCGATAAGGATAGCGGCCAGACCGCCGGCAAGTTCCAGCCAGTCAAGCGCACCCAGAAAACGCGGTGTACTCATGAAATCCTTGCAAAAGGAATAGATATTATAGTACTTCACGGAAACCGGATATTTGAACGGGTGGGCCGGATCAAAGACCGGGTAACGGTAAGTATAAGCCGGATCAGGATAAGGAAAGTCGCCCACAAGTACTTCCTGCGGTTCATCCTCGCCCTCGGGCGGATATACCAGACGGGCCTTCTGGTAGGGAATGTGTTCCAGCCGTACCAAACGCCCGGGATTGCCCACACGCGGCGCACGGTTCCGGACAAACTTTATAAAAAAGCCCTGCATGTGTGTCAGGTCTACGAGTGAGCGGTGAAGAACCGTCGTGTAATCCCATGACTCCAGGTCGGCGGTTATTTCCGGATCGAGTTTCCAACGCCGGTAAAAACGGTTATTCTCTTCGTCGATCGCATCCTCATACAGCCGCGGGCCTTCTCCCCACTGTAAACCGGCTATTTTACCCATAATGCCTTCACCGGCATAGAATTTATCCAGTAAGCGCATGACCTCGCCCGGCATGTCGTTATTGTCACCCATGGGAACGATAAAGGTACCGTTTACGCTGATCTTACGCGAAAAGAAGGCGCCCCGCCGGTTTAACTGGATGCTGGAGGGCTCCCAACCTTTACCACGGCCACCGATAGAAAAGGAGATCAGCCCCTTATCACTGCCGGTATCTATAATTCCAAAGTTGCCACTTCGTCTTATTTCCATACTCTTAAATCGTTATTCTTTTCCCGTTGAACTCCATTACCAGACATTCCCAGCAATTCAGCGGCCGCCCCGTTGTGGTGTCCGTCAGGAATAGTTTATAGCTTGAATTTTCGATGCTTTCATCCGTCGCCTTTTTCCTCAAACGGGCGGCCGTGAGTATCACCATGTCGCCGCCGTCCCGTGTCTGCCGGTTCCATTTCCGGAACTTAATAGAAAAGGTTCCTCCGGAAATGGTAATCCGTTTCATCTGTTCTACCGCTACATAAAGGTTTATTTTTTCCATAGCCGGCGGATAAAATTTTTAATCCTGCCCCAGTTATCATGTACCAGGCAGAAGGATAGAAAGAAAAACATGAATTTTAGGAACGTCCATAAGCTACACCCGTTTGTAGTCTTTTCTTTTTCCTGGCTTTGCTGCTTAACGTCGGATTTACGGGTAACGGTTGTTTCCTGCTGACTGGTAGTTTCCTTATGATCCTGGAAGGAGCTGCTTTGATTCTTTCCAGTTCTTTTTTCAGTTTTTCGGTTGCTGAAATCAATTTCTTTAATTCGTCCAAGACTGTCATAGTTGATTCGGATATGCGTGCTATCCTCCCGGTGAACGTGAAGTGTGTGTTTGTCATTGCTTGAATCTCTTCGCGCAAGTTCGATAACTCCGTCAGTAGTTGTTTGTTTTTCTTCTCCAGTTGCTTCTGTAACCGTTTTTCGTGTAGCAGAGCGAGGAGAACGACAACCGTAAAAACAAGCTGCAAAACAAATAAAAATAAATAAGTGTATGATTCCATGTTTCATGTTTATTAAGTCGTTAATTATTAGTAGTATCAAAAGTGATTGATTTACGGTTCAGGCAATTTTTCACCCCGCAAAGGAATGGCTTCATAATATCCATTACACGGGCGTTCTGCCTGATATCCTTTTCCATTTCGTTACATTTCTGCTGGAGTTCCCGGTACTGGTTCTCTACATCGTCGATCCGCTGTTTCAATTCTTTACGGTCATTCTTCATGTCTTCGATCAGTTCCTGGTAAACCTCCTGTACTGACTTCATGGCGTCAGCTTCCGCCTGTTTACGGGTATATCGGAGGGTGAATAACCAGGTCAGGCCACCCGTACAAAGAGCCGTAATAATCGCTGTAATTATCGTTTCCGTCATATTGATAGAGTTGAAAATTTTACATTATAATCCGGACGATACATACATGCGTCAAATAACCCGCCACGATCCCGGCCAGGTCTGCCAGAATATCCTTCCAGTCCCATTTATTACAGGGTGACATTTCATCCCCGTATTCCTTACCCAGTGAAACACCCAGGGCAAAGGGAACACCATAATCACCCAACAGGGCACATATAGCGTAATTAATTCCGAAATGCTTCCATTTGTCCGTTCCTATTTTCATAACTTGAATAATTGGTTACTGCAAAGGTGGGAAGAACGGACACCGACGAAAAGGACATAAAAAAGAGTGCCGGGAACCACCCCGGCACAAACAAACCCTAACCTGGGACTTAAACCCAACGGCTGCCTTTTCAGCCGGTATATTAAAATTAATATTAAGGATTAGACAACTTTTCGATGTCTTTTTTCATCATGCGTAAAGTTCTGATTCTTTCTACTATTTTTTCAGCGGAAAGCGGTTCACCCCCTTCATCGGTCAAATCGTCGATAGTTTCCTCTATTACCCGTATGTAACAAGCGGAAACCGCTTCCGTCTTAACTTGCCACTGCTTCAATATTTCGGCACTTTCATCTGTGATATGTGCGCCGTTTACTTCTATATCTTTCATAATAATTCTTTCTTTAGACGTTTTTAATCGGTGTAGTCTCTAAGGTAGTGAAATCAATTATTCCGGCCTGCCGGTATATTCCGAGGGCGACTTTTCTAAACCGTTCATAATTACGTCTGTCAATGGGTGATAACTGCCACCTCTTCATGTCTTTCATCAAATCCGGTATATTATTAGCACTATTATACAAACAGTTGTTTTTACCGTACTCGTGATGAAGTGATACAGACTGAAAATCACCGGAAAAAACAACCAGCCGTAAACGTTCAAGTTCGAGGAAAGCAAATTCTTCGTTTACCTTCTCCACCTTATATGCTCTTAATTCAATGGAAGGCGTACCGTATTCACGTCTAACGAAAAATAGGATATCAGGATTATTTGTATTCATCTGGCACCTCCTTTTAAATCTTCTAATTTAATATGTGAAATGCTTGTTATATTTTCCAGTACCCCGTCACATATACTTTTAACCCTTAATCCGCGGGAACCGTCTTTCTTGGGTAAATTCAGGTGATAATACGGGCAATTCTTCCAGAATGTAATCCGGGAAATCCAGCCACGAACTTTAAAAGTAGCATTGCTTATTTTATAATCAACCTGTATCAGATCACCCGGTTTAAATTTACTTTCCTGTAGAAACATATTCTGTATTTCTTCCTGCTCTTTCTTTATTTCCTCAATCCTTTTATCATTGTTTTGTAATTGGGTAAGTAACACCTGCTGATATTCAGTATATATCATTCGGCACCTCCTTTCTTTTCTATCTGGGAACGCTCTGAAAACCTATATATTCTTTTAACCCGGTAAATGAAAAAATAGGCTACAGGCTTGTCACAGCCGTTATTATGTGTTTTAGTGTCCTGGTCTATATGAATAAACCCGCTACTGGAAGATATTTTCAGCGGCATTGTTTTAGGGTATTTCTCGTTCAACTCCTTTACTTTTGCTTCCAGTTCAGTTTTAAAAGCATCAAAGGAAATTTTATCAGGGCAAAGCGTACTACCAAACTGGTTTGCAAACTCTGCCATTTCAGCACATTTTCGATTCTGTGGCTTATACTCGTTAAGCTCTATAAAATAAGATGTCATTTTCGGCCTCCTTTCCTCGCTTTCTTGGCACGACACACACATATAGCTGCACCAATGACAGCTGGTGGATAGATAAAAGTAAGACAGAAACAAGCGATAGCAGATAAGTAATAAGCCCCAGAAGTTGAACAAACAGTACATTCCTGTTTCGGTTCCTGAAAATAACGATGTTGGATTGTGTTTACGTCCGTGCTACCAGTACGGAACGAAGGCACGCAACTTGTGCCGGATTGAAATTCTTTTTTCATAACAGATATGCGGTTTTGACTATAAAAAATGAGAAAGGCGGTCACCATTTCCCCTGTTCGTCAAAACCACATATCACTTACCGTCCGAAAAGCCGGGTTAAATGTAATAGGGAAAGGCAACCGCCTTGTATTAAACAAGCATTTGTCGGGCATAAAAAAAGCCCGTTGTTTATTCGAGCCAATAACCGGAGGCTCACCGGATCACCTAAGTGATACATGGATTTGACAGGGGCAAATGTCGGCATTAAAATCTGAACAAAAAAAAAAAAACGTTAATAAAAGTTTATTGGAAAAAGAAAAATTTCTCGACTTTATGATTCGTTACTTCGTAACAAAAATCCCGCTATTCAAGCAAGAACAACGGGAAAAATAGAAACTGTTTTCAATCACATGTGTAGTTTCTCCAGCAATTCGGTTTCATTAAGCACTACTATATCCACTCCACTATCAACCAGTTCTTTAATTTTAGCACACTTTGAGGGACCGGCGTCCATACCCATAACAACAACATTTGTTTTTGTACTAATCCCCGTTCGAATTATAGCACCATGGTGCTCTAATATACTTTTAAGATCATCTCGATTAAACTTCCCAAATACTCCTGTAATAACTACATTCTTCCCCTCAAAAAAGCTTGAATTTATTTGTAATGCTTGATTTATTAGCTCTTCACTATGTTCTTTCTTACCACCTTTAACCACCTTTATCAATGAAGTATCTACAGCCTTTCCACAACATAATTTAATATAGATATTGGCACACATTTCAGCATCATTTAACGCATTATGATGCCCACTTACAGAAATAGACAGGCCTTGACATGCCTCTATTAATGAATATCCAGTCATTCGATAAGTACATTTTATATCCTTTATTCTTAAATCGCTTATACCGTAATAATTACATGTACTTTTCAAAACATCTATATCAAAATCTGAATTATGGCAAACAATACAAGAATCATTTATAAGTTGCTTGATTAACGGCCATTGTTGTAAGAAATTAGGTTTATCAACGGTATGTTTACTTGAAATACCATGTATCGCAGTGCTCTTCTTTGAATATTCATTATTAGGAGGTTGAATCAAGAAACATTTTTTATCTTTAATGATTCCATTCTCTACCACCACTATTCCCAATTGACACGCACTATATCTTTTTGCTGTAGCTGTCTCAAAATCAATCGCAACAAAAGAAAGTTCATCATTCTTTTTTCTTTCTTGTTCTAAGAACTTTTTATATAACTCATCCCTACGTTTTCTCGTAGCCTCTCTTTCTTTTATCCTTTTAGGGGTATTAAGACTATTAATAACAATAACATAGAGTATAAAAACTCCCAGTAAAATTAGCAAAACTATTTTCATATCAGTACTTGTTTAATTGATTCCAATTATTTCCCGACAATAAATTCCGGCAATACGTGATATTTAATAGTTTTGACAGCTGCAAAAATACTCAAAATATATATTTATACAAAAGCCCTACCAAAATAATCTGATAGGGCTTTATTATGCGAACACTCAACCAATTAATTTTCAGCAATAAAAGCATATCCGTTTTTAGGCCTGCTTGCTTCTTTCAAATTACAGCCGAAATGCAAATAATCATTATCCGGCAATCCGCACAATGAAATAACACCTTTATCATCATTTAGCCTGGCTATGAAATTCAAAACATCAGGAAATAAACTTCCACGGCATTCTATAATTGTACATAACAATTTTTCCCCGTTTCTTTCCGTAGAAAACACATCACCTACTTTAATGTCTTTTACTGTTTTCATTTCTTCATTATTTTAAGTATTAAGATTTTATATTTATTGTTTTTCCTATCTTTGCAAAAACTTCAAAGAAACCGACCATGAGCCAGATACAAGAAGATATCGAACAGTTGCAAAGGGAAGTAACACTTATATGTATTTGCCTTTTAAAGATTAAGCGGTTGATAATAACCACGTTAATATTCTTTTTATTTGGTCTGCTGATAGGACTCCTGCGATAAATCCTATAATACTACATATTGCACTGGTAGCATTTAGATAATTCGAAAGTATAGTTGATTTCTTTACTTTTGAATCCAGTTGTTTTTCCTTCTCTTTATCAATCCGCCGTTTTTCCAAAGCATGGAGATATTCACGATAATTACCGTAAATATGGATCACCTCACATCCCCGGGAAGTAAGCGAAATCCGTCCGTTCTCTTCCTTAACCAGATGTTCGCCTATTAGTTGTTTAACTGCTATTCCTGCATATCCAGCCGGATATCCGCTCGCCAAAACCTGTATGAGTTCACCTTGTACAGGTTCGGAATCTGCTGTATAATACAAACAGGCTATAATAGTGCCCTTAAGATTATCTATCGGTTTTTCTTTTTGTTCCATAACCAAACGTAATAAATATACTTGTCTTATATACATTTATTATTATTTGCCGGCGAATTTACTAAGAATCCACCAAAAAAAATGAAAGGCAACCGCCCAAAAATACACGGTAATTCACCCAAAAACGGGCAAAAAACGAGTAAAAACGCATAAAAAACACGCTTTTTCGCGTAAAATTTTGGTCTAAATGCAGATAAACGACTGAAAAACAATCAAAAACCGGAGAAAATTTCAAAAACTAAAAAAATGACACCTTCCGAAGACCGAGCCGCTCAGAAGTCGGAAAGCAGTTGCCCTCCCCCTAAAAGGTGAAATATGACCTTTTGGACGGGGTACCCGTAACCTGGTAACACAAAAAACGCTGGAAAACCGAATTTCCAGCGTTACAAGGCAATTACCTTTTGTGCCTGTTCTCTATCCATTGATCTACAAACGAATCGGCCTGCAGCGTCCGCTTGCCTCGTACTAAAGCTATCCAGCCGGGGCGCATCAGTAAGTATTTGAAAGCGTCGGAGAAATTGGTGGATAACATCGGTAGTTTTTTCGGTGCCAGCTTTTCGGACTTCTTCACTTTGAACACTACTTTAGAGTTACCCCGGTATTTGATTTCTGCCTTTGCCTTTTCTACGGAACTAACCATTTCTTTACAGTTCAACGCATCAACCAACAGGATAGGCAGGTTCTTGTTGGTACCGCCCATAAGTTCCTGCATAAAGTCGTATTCCGCATCCTGCCGGATAACTGCCTGTTTACGGCTTTTCAGGTTTACGATCCAGCCGGTACGGTTCCCGCTGCCGTCTTTTTCTATGGCGTCTTTTATCTTACCCGCGTAATCTTCCTTTTGCTTCTCAAAGTTATTACCTGCACGGTCATAATACAAATCAAGTTCTTTATACTCATGGTTCTGGAAGAAAGTAAGAAACTGGTCGGCGATCTCCCGGAACCAGCCCGGCGGTATCTCAAAAAAGTTCTTATGTACCCGGTAATAAGCACCGTCCGGCTGACCGATCACCAAAGAAAGCATATTACCAAAGTCCATACCGCCTTCAATCGCTTTATCATGGTGCAAGTACCGGAGTTCCCGCGAGCTGTAAGCGGCTTCCCCGGACATGGTACCGTTATAATACTTATGTCCTTCACCGAACAACACATAGAAACGTAAATCCCTGCGAAGACCGGGACGCATACCAACCACCGACTTTTTAAATTCGTGAAGCTCCAGCGTACCATTATACAACCGCTTTAAATACTCTATCGTAAGTATCTCAACATTAGCGAATGAAGAAGCGTTAAGAAAGAACGTCTGCCCTTTTCTCAACTTCAACAAAGCACGATCGTAATATTCAATATCCCGCTTCAAACGTTTCAGTTTCAAGGGGGAAGGCCTGTTCTTTCTTTGTTCCCGTAAAAGGGAAATTATCAAGTCATTACGTACACTTGCCGCCTGCACTATCTTAATGATCCGTTCCGGGTCCATTTGCTTGACATACCGGAAAAACCAGTCGTACTCGTTTTCGTCGATATCCGGCATATCGGTAGTAATGGTTATTCCCAGGAACAAATGGGAATGTCCGTAAGTGATCGCATCACCGCGAAGAATAGGCATAGCGCGGTTTACTTTCATTTCCTTATCGTACTTCGCTTCATCATAAAACAGATGTATTACAGACTTTCCGGCAAGCAATGAAGGGTTATCCAGTGATCCCATGAAAATAACACATCCGTTCCAGAAGCTATAAACATGCTTGTAATCATCTACGATAACCGAACATTTACGCCGCCAGGATTCAGGCGGGCGGGTATCTTTTACATAGTGTACCCCTTCGATCAGGCCCATAAGTTGCCAGCCCTTCTGTACGGCCGGCATTATATTATCTTCCAGGTTACTGTAGGTATTGGCAACAAAAGCGAACGCACCGCCGGGCATTTCTTCCACACACCGGGCGGAACGTCTGGCTTGTATAACGGTAGATTTAGCCATACCGCGGCCGTCAATAGATACAAGGATAGTAGTATCGATCCAGTCCGTCAGAACCTGGATTATATGACCGTATTTTATTTCTACATCATCGGCGTTACTCACCTTCGTTATCTTCCCCGAACTCTTTGATATCATACAACATACGTTTTTTCAGATCAAAAGCTTTAATACGCGCATCCTCTTTTATATTATCACGTACAATAACAGGAATTTCCGGTATCGCGTCGATAAACTCTTCCAATTCCTTACGGTCGATTTCAGGAACACCCAGATCCTTACGGCTGGTAGTATAAATAACCGTGCTTTTCTGTGAAAGCAGTTCCTCCGGTATTTCGGTCTGTTGGTCCTTATAACATCCGCGAAGTTCCGCCGCCAGTTTCAGAAGGTTCTTAGCCTCCTTTACATTACCCATAAGAAAGACGGTATTCGCCCAATTTTCGGCCTTTTCCGCATACAGGTTGGCGAAAGCCTGCGGGCGTACGTTATCCTGTGTATAAAAGAAATTGAGACTGTCGGCGTACACCTGGCGCGCCATCCAGTCCGAAAGGCCGTAAGGCTCCGACTTTAAAAGGCGGATAATACCGGCTTTTGTCACCAACTTGCCATTTATACGCATACGGGCACGAAGGCCCCGTACCATTTCCATAAGGCTGTAATATTCCCTTTCATCGGGCGCGAGTGCTTCCAGCGTACCGGTAGAAAGAATCCTTTGAATCTGGTTGATATCCACCTTGTCAAAGTCTATTCGTGAGGGCTTAATTAAATTCGTCGTCATCCATTTGTTCGATTAAACGTTCAAAAGTATGTCTTTTCCGTACGGCCTCCAGCTGTTTTATAGCTTCCACGTTTCCACCTTCCGCCGCTTCATGAAGTTTTATTTCAGGGGCGGCACGTGCTACGAGAATCCCTTCCCGGATCAGGAAGTTAACAGAAGTTCCCACCGTTTCCGCATCCCGGACAAAAAGCCCGGCATTTTCCGGAGAAAGCCCCAGGGAAACGGCTATGTCTTTCGGGGAATACCCTAAAGAAGACAAACGCCGTACATCCTCTTTTTGCTGCGCATCCAGGTAAATACTATCTACCACCGTTAAATCGTTCATACGCATCTTTTATTCGTTTCTGTGCCGTGAAATAATAAATTTCGTCCTGTTCCATTAAAACAAAGTTCCGGCCGCTTTCAATGGATGCCACGGCCGTAATACCGGAACCGCCGAAAGTGTCCAGGATCAGATCGCCCGGCTTTGTACTGTCTTCAATCAGTTTACGGATCAACGCTACCGGTTTTTGCGTGGGATGAACCTTTTCACCTTCTACCAGTTTGGCACCGGACGCAAAAGAACGGATATTATCTATTATGTTTGTGGCCCCAATAGAAACACCCTTTCCACAATGAAACAAAATAAGTTCATGTATAAAGGCGTAATGATTACCCGGCCCCGACTGTTTATTCCAAACGAGCATGTTTGACGCGCCTAAATACAAGTCAAACAACGGATAATAAAAAGCATATCCGCGCCAGTCCGTAAAAAAATACACGCAAGCACCGGGTTTCTTCACCCGGTTAAACTCCTGAAACAAATCCCGGTAAAAGGGTTTACAGATAGACAAATCTTTAAAACTGCCTTTCTGCCCGTTATGTGTCATTCCCAGGAAATAAGGCGGATCGGTTATTATACAATCTACAGAATTGTCCGGAACACGTTTCAACGCCTCCAGGCAATCCTCGTTATAAATTTGGTTTGTTATCATTGGAAAGTTGTTTAAGCCGGCTTTCTTCTTTTTCTATCCGGAGGGTTAATGTCTTGAGCTGATGCCCCAGCTCCGAGCGGTCGCAAGGGTGAGAAAAACGGCCCCGGTCCTTCATGATCCGCTGCCGTTTTCCTGTCAAAGTGGCAATAAGTTCAACTACTTTTTTTTTCGCGCCTCGATTTCTTCCTCTATGGCCTTTTGTGTAGTCTCCCACTTTTGGATCAGTGCAAGGGCACTCGCTTTCTTCTTCTCATCATCCCCGGCCTGTTCCAACTTCGCCTTGTTCTTTGAAAGGTTGGCACGGGCGTTATTCAATGCCTTTTGTATGTCGATATCCGAAAGGTTCTCGACACCCTTACGGACGGACAAACTTTTTACCTTCTCACATTTACCCAGAATCTTTCCGTTTTCCCGGTAATATTCCAGCTCGTCCCACATTTCGCGGTTAGCAATGAAGTTTTCCACAACCGCCTGCGCTTCCTGTGCTGTAGAAAGTGAACTGACATCATCCGGCGTAGCCTCCAGACGGGCGAAAGCCTCCTTATACTTCCCGTATGCGGTGAACATGTCGGAAACAAGTATTTTCAGAATGTCGGGGCAATCCGGAGAGTTCAGGAAGGTAAATTTCTCGCGGAAACGTATCATTTTGATTACGGTTTCCGGAGCCGCCTTGTATCGTTTCTCCGCCTCTTCCAGTTCCTCTTCCAGCTCTTCCACACGGTCGGCATTTTCATCCATGGAAAGAACCTTATCCCGGAAATCGGACGAAACGAGTTCTTCCACGCTGACACCGAAAGATTCGGCAAGTTCCAGCAGCAAATCATCGCTGTATTTTACCGGCATTTTTGGGGGTTCCTGTCGGGCGGGTTCCATTTTTACCGCGGCCGGCTGTTTGGAGTTGCGCCGGATCGTCTTAAATTCACGTTCGGAAAGCCCGGCCAGCTTCCGTAGTTCCTCTAAAAGAATGGCCTTCATCGTTTCCGTTTCTCCCTGCCGGCGAAATGACTTCTTTAGCATACGGTTGATACCGTATTTCTCGTACAGTTCCACGCCTTGAATAAAGTTACGCGGACCGGCCAGATAGGTAATAATTTCCTGTTTCATACTATATAAAATTTGATGATACAAAGAAAAAAAAGGCAATTACCCCCAAAAAGGACAAAGGGTGGCCGGGCACGTGCTGCCGGTCACCCTTTGAATGATATGAAAGCCGTTTACTTACGCCTCATAACGGCTTTGTTCAATCCATTTCATAGCCTCCGAACCGTCGTTAAACGCCCGCAATGTCAGTTGGGAACCTTCGGAAGCGGTAAACGTCTTACCGCCTTTCAGAAGGAAATTACCGCCTTTTTCCACTGTTGGCGCAACGCCCGAACATCCCATAAGGGTAATTACCGATCCATGACTTCCACCGGTAACACCGGCTATTTTGGCCGCACCTGCGGAAAGCTGGTACTGCCCGTCCGTTTGGTAATCTATATCCGTGGCCTCGGCTTCCACTACGGCCACCGGTTCTTCCAGAGTGTCGGTACCCCGGTAAATGGCGATATCATCCCCCTTGCTGATCTGGGTGAAAGTAAGTTCGTTCGTATTCGATTCATTGGAACCGGTATAAGAAACGGATAACTTACACGGGTTACAGGGCGTTCCGATCAGATCGGCAGGCTTTCCACTACAATAACGAAGCACAACGATACATTTTTTAGACAGCCAGTTTGTCTTAAACTCGCGAATCTCCTGTTCGTTACCGGGATGATTGAACTTAACGGAAGGCGTATAACCTTCGGCGTCGGTTTCCCCGTCACTGTTGGAACTGATTTCAGCGGTACCGGGTGTCAGGTAAATACCAATCGCATAACGCCCCGCCTTCATTACGATGTCATCCTCAATAACCACGCCGGCCTCATTTCTCTGCGGAAAAGAAAGAATATCGTCAACGTCGTAAATTACGAGCTGATCCTTGGGCTGAATACCGTTACCGGGATTGCCGGCCGGCCTTCTTACGCTTGCTTTTACGTATGTCATAACTTAATGATTTATAAGGTTATAAAATGGAAGGGATAAAGTACCCCTTCCGATTAATTTAGCCTCTTGCCACTTCGTAGAATTTACCGTCAGCGGCTTTCGCCAATTTGATGAACTTGCCTTCGGAAAGCGTTATAGCTTCGGTTAAAACAAAGTTTCCACCGCTGGCAATGGTAGAAGCATTTTCAGAACCGTTTCCGTAAATCGTGTAAACGATTCCGGCTTCTGCATCGGTAAAGTTAGTGATCGCCGTTGCCTTTGTATTTACACCGGTAACGAATACTTCACCGTCAAGCAAGGAAGGTGTCGTTTCATCCGGCGCAAACTGCAACGCATCGGAAGAAGCGTTTTCGCGACCAATCTCGATAAATTTACCGTCGGCACGTTTCATCAGTTTGATAACGTCCCCCTTACCGGGCTGCCAAGCATCGGAAAGAAGTTCAAAGTTTCCGCTTTTCTCGATCTTAACACCCTTATCCACGCTTCCGCATTTCAAGGAAATAACCGCACCTACCGGAGCGTCTTCAATATCGGTAATAGCAAATTCGGCTGTATTGGCTACGGTAACAATGGATGTATGAAGTTTGGCCGACGGGTTCTTGTCCTTGTCAGCATCCACGAAGTAAGACGCCGGGCGGTCATACTCATTACAGAAGATCATCTGGCGCGTATAGTCCATATCTTCTTTCTTGGTGTACTTGAATCCCACGGCAATAGCCCAGATACTTTCACGCCAGTTACTCCAGACTTTCAGGCTCCAGTCTTCCTGCTCCAAGTTGAAAGCCGTCATTTCACCCGGCTTATCCTCGTAGGTTTTAATGTTACCTTCAAACGTCCAGAAGATACGGTGGTGGTTGTCAGCATTGGGAACCGGGATAATCTTCACCGCCGGATATTCCTTTACATACATGATATTAGCCTTGTAATCCTGGTTCTGCCCGTAATGCAGTTCATTGTATTTATGATACAATACAATAAAGTGCGAAGGCATATAAAGTGCCAGGTTACCGCTGTCACGAAGAACCGCCGGGATCATGGAAGTACCTTTGTACACTTTTTCACCGATGTTTGCTTCGGTAAGTTCTCCCAGCTCGAACGGCTTGATCTGGTAAACGAGTTTTCCGTTATTGATATCGGTATGTCCGTTCACTTTCTTGCTGATGAACTCATACAGCCCGTCGGCTGCAGCAAGTGCTTTGCCGGGTTCGTTCAGATTCGGGTCCTTACGGATTCCGTTAATACGGCGTTGTTCACGCTCGTTATGCAACTTTTTGGCGGTTTCGGCCAGGATATACTCGATAAAAGACCACTTGATAGGGTTTGAACCTTCCTTGTTCAAAGTGCCGATCCAAGTTTTCTCCAGGGCCTTTAAATTTTTGAAACGGTGTGCAAACATCACGTTGAACATGCGCAGGGTTTCATCGTCGAACTCGTAGGAACCTTTAGTCACCTTATCGAAGTCGGATTCCTCATTACCGGCCTGTGAAAACTCACCCAGCCAGATGTTAACCAGCGTAGCCAAATCCTGATAACCGGATTCAAGCGGGAAAATACTTTCAATGGAAGGAAGTTCCATTAAAAACGACTGCAGACGCTGCTGCCAGGGAATACGGTAAAAGGCCCCGAGGTCCTCCTTTAAACGGCTGTAGTCAATGGAACTTGCTTTCGGAAGAGCGATCATTTCAAAACCGGTAGCCTCCATTAACGCAGCTTTAGCGCGAAGGTTATACGGGCGGTCCAGTGAGAACATTTCACCCTGCAAGCCCCCCAGCTGCTTTTCGTCCTGGAGATTGAATTTCCCTTTACCGTCCGCTTGGGCGTTGTGTTGCTTTCCTTTACCCGGATCATCTTCCGCAGCGGCCGAAAGTTGAGCGATAATACCGGAAAGCTTTGTTATTTCGGCGTCCTTCTTGGCAATTAACGCGGTGTTGTTCCGGTTCTCGTCACGCTGTTGCGTCTGCAAGGCTTCAAGCTGTTCCTGCGCTTGTGTCAGACGTGCCGCAGTGTCACCCAACAAACCACGAAGGAAAGCGGTAGTTTTAGGCTCCTCGGTTTCCTCTCCCTGGTTCCCGTCTTCGGATTCGTCCTGGAAATCGTTTTCGAGGGACGCTTTAAAGTCCGTGAGGAATTTTTCGGTAAAACCGTAATTTTTCAGTTTTGCCACTTCCTCGACCGTGATAGAGTTTTTGTCCTCTACCTTGCTCCATTCCGACAGACCCAGCAGGGCCAGAATGTGAGCGGAAAAGCTCTTAAATTTCATATATACAAAATTTTGAAGTTAATACTATATGTTATACATCTCATTTACTTTTCTGACGGTGGCCTGTGCCAGTACCCACTTTACAGCGTCTTCCAGCGTGCCGAACTGGTCTATATAACCGTTTGCCACGGCTACATCGCCGGTGAATATCTGTCCCCGGAAAAGGGGAAGTTCCGGATCGTAGGCAATACCCAGATTCCGACTGATCGCATCACAGAAAATACGGTGCATGACTGCCAGACGTTGTTTTATAGGCTCTTCGTTGTTCTCTTTTTCAATCGCGCGGGTTTCATAGTTTTTCAGATCGGCACTATCCGGATAGATTTCCCGGTAATCAATGCCCTGTTTCCTAAAATATTCCTTAAAAGATTGGTAAGTAAGCATGATCCCGACGGAACCGACTTCACACATAGGGGAAGCGATAAAGGTTCTACCGGCGGCGGTTCCCAGCCAGAAATGGGCACTCCCCATGGTACCGGCCACATAGGTAGCTATAGGCTTGGAAGATTCGGCAATCATTTTAGCCGCCAGGTCCACATGTGCGACCATACCGCCCGGCCCATTGATCCAGAGTACCGCACCGCAAATCTTAGGATTATCGAAAACATCCCGGAGCTGCTTTTCCAGGCGGTAAGTCTCCCAGGAATACAAGGTGCCTTCCAGGATAATGACGGCCACGCTGTCAACCGGCAGCGTGTCGTCGTCCAGTTCCCACCGGTTGGCAAGGTAAGGCGTAGTAGCGTAAGCGGTTATTTTATTATTGTTAAGCCGTTTTTCGATCGCATCCAGGTTGCCAGCTGCAACACACGGCACAAGTAAAGAAAGCAACCGGTAATAATCATTATCAGCGATTGCCCAAGGTGCTGTAAAAATCTCCTGTATTTTGTCCACGTTCTCTTTTTTACGGCAAAGAAAACGCCTATATAATAGGTAGAGAAGGACTGAAAGGAACCTACAGGAACGCATCAACGCCCGGACCCGTACCGGACAGGGTACAATTATACAGCCCCCCGCCGATTTCAAAAGAAAAGGTAAGCGGGTAATCGGGAGAACCGGAAACACGGGTATTACCCGTTTCGTCAATATAAAGAGCGACAAAGGGTGTCGCTTTCAGGTTTTCCAGATAAAGCGTCTTATTTTGGGACACGTCGGCAAGTTTGAAGGTATGTTTTTTAGTATAGACGTCTTCGTTTTTGCTGTCACCTGGTTTTAAGGTTCCCGGTACGATCGTAAGAATATCAGGTTTTCCGATTGAGCGGATAACGACTTTCGAACGCACGACGCCAAAATGAATAATGTCGTAAACGGGAACCAGTTGCAGGCTATGGGCGGCGGATATTAACTTTCTTGACATAATTACAGATATAAAGTATTGATAATCAAATATTCAGCATTTTTCGGACGTTTTTCAGCCAAAAACCGGACAAAAAAGGACAAACAGATACACTTGGTAGGTAAAAAATAACTTGCTTTTTTACATTTTTTTTCGGTTATAAGCCCTTTTCTTCTTACGCCTGAAACTGTCCCGCCACCGCTGGTAATTTTTAAGCAGTCCGTCTTCCTGAATGGAAGATATATCATACTTTTTCAGGAAGGTAAAAACGGTTTCCTTAAACTCGATTCCGCGCAGATGCTTGTTTTCGTCCATGAGTTCGTGCAGCTCGGCCCACATCAGGGCACGCAAACGCTTTTCAAGAATGACGGTACCACGTACGGAAATGTAATTAAACTGTTCTGGAGACTTGCCGCCGGCAAAATTGGCCTCCCGGCGGTCAGGCAGCATAAACTCCAGGTTGCCGCGGTCAGCCGAACAATTAACCGGCCGTTTCTCCATGAGATCGTAAATAGTCACATAGATATCGGACGAAGAAGGAAAACGGACGGTACCGACCGTTTCGTCGTAATATTTGCCCCGGACGTACTCGGCCAGGTAAGATTCAATTTGTATTCGGGTGGTAATCATAACAATAACATTCCTTTTTAAAGACAAAGATATCCCTTTATACGCTGTTGTTCTGACATTTACAGGAAAATGTAGGCTTTCGGCCGTCATTTTGATAAATATACTCCGGGAGAATAATTATAATGCGCCTTTCCTTGCCGCCACGCCTCCGACATTTTCTCCGCCAGGCTGTTCTAATATAATCCGGTACTAAATTTTTGTAATTTCGTAACCGGGCAACCGTTAAAGGTAAAATGTTGTATCTTAGCAACTTAGTAACGTTACTAATTCCCGTTACAAAAAAATGGCAGGAAAACAGTTTGTAACCGGACTTACCGGTAGAAGATAAAAAGCCCGGTGTTACAAACCGGAAAAGTTTGTAACCGTTTTGTAACTGCAACTTCGTAACCTTTATTTCCTATTTATTTATTTGATTTTCAGACTTTTTTCTTTCAAGCAAACAAAGGTTACAAGGTTACTAAAATTTTGTATGAAATAGAGGTGGGGTATGGGGAGGGAAGACGGACAGGGCACCTTTGTTTCCCTACGAAAAGAGGGACCGACACTTTCGTATCTGGTCCCTCTTTTCGTAGTTTACCGGCTTCGGTTCGTCTTATACACGGTGTTTGCATCTGCTTAAAATCCATTTCTTTACGTCCGGGTCCACATGGCGGTGCACGACGGCCGTATAGTCTTCGTTAAATTCATACTCCAGGGAGTTGTTGCCTTCCAGGATAAAAACACAGGCCGTTTTGATGATCCATTCGAGCTGCTCGCCCGAATAGCGTTCCAGCACCAGGACGGTACCGGGTTTCATACGCTCCAGATAGCGGTAGACCTGTTCGGCGAATTTCTGGAACCTCTCGCCACTGTTCCAGAGCGCGGTAAACTCGGACATGCTGTTTAATTTCAAATGCGCGTTATTCATTCCTCCGGTCGTTCATCAGGTACAAACATGAGTGTCGGATCGCTCGTTCCCGTTTCACCACCGGCAGACGTTTCCGCCGTGCTACATGAGCGTAGATAGATCATGTCAGCGGCCTTGCCGTCGTTATCCTTGCGCACGATACGCCCCTGGGAGTTACAAAGGTCTTTCGGGTTGAGTTCGTCAATGTAGGGGCAAAGAGCTACAAAGCCTTTGAGGGCCTTTGTAAAACGCTGCATCGTAATTTTATTCACACCGGAAAAGCTTTTGTAATCGGCGAAGGCCTTTTCACGGACGATAAAACTGTCCAGGTGCTCGCTGTCCGGAGAGAAATAAGAGTTCGCCCAGTCCTCGAAATTATTGCCCATATCGGCCTTGTATTTACGCCTGATAATGTTTTCCATGGGCGGAAGTAGTTTAACGGATTCCTCACAAAGAGAAAGATAAAAACGGCAGCACTGCAAGAAGAAATTTATATCGGCGTTCCACTCGTTTTCGGAATACGTCTTAGAAAACAAATCCTTACCGAAATCGTCCCGGATAGAACGCGTTTCCCGGTAGTCGTTATCTTCCGTACGCTGGTGGTAGTAGTCGGAGAATACCAGGTACAGCAAACGGGCTTCCGTAGACGGGTCAAAATCAATAGGAACGTAATTGGTTGTAAATCCCAGCTTGGCCGATTCCTCGAACGGTATAGTAAACGACTGGTTGTTCTTCGGGTTCACGGTCATATCTGACGTGATGATATCGTAAAACAGGCCCGTATTAAGATACCGGTCGCAATCATCCACCAGAATAAAGTCGGTATGCTGGTTCACCTGGTCGAACACGTGCGGGTTATCCATTAGTTTAGGATTACGGCCGGAAAGCTTGACGGTCTTCATAAAGTAGGAAAGGGCCTTGAACATGAATGATTTGCCCGAACGTCCGTTACATTCCCCGTCTTCACCGATCTTGTTATCCATGGCCTGCGGTGCCCAGGCACGGGAAGGGGATTTATACCGGTGCAACATATAACCGATAGTAAATATCTTATTGATAAGGTTCTTTTTCTGTTCGGCCACTTCTTCCGCCGTGAGGCCTTCCCCCTCGATATCGAATTTATGTTTTTCCCGGTAAGATTCCGCTTCTCCTACGCTCTTATCATCGAAATTATATTCCAGCTCCTTACGCCAGTAAACACGGCTCGAATTGATTACATAACCGAAAAAGTTAGACGGAACGGCATTTATCCGGATATCAAACACATCGTTGCCCTCTATGTCTTTTTTACGGGAAATAGTGAACATGTCTTCCATAAGACGAACTTTGTGTTTCAGTACGTTTTCTTCCCAAACGTAGTGGGATAATGTGCTGCCGTTGGCCGGATGTTCCTTTATACCGGTACCGCTTACCTCCATGCTGCAACCGGGAAAGAAGAACATCTGTGTATTATGGGTATAATTGGTAAAGTCCAGTTCTATTTCCTGCAAATTGTCCAGGGCTGTATCTGATAGTTTGGGGCTGTTCAAAATAAGGTTTCTTATATCGCGGGATAAAAAACTATCCTGGGCCCAACCGCGGATAAACTTCCGGATATCCTTTGCCTTTATCAGTTTTACGATATTGCCGGTAATACGGATGTATTTCGTTGAACTGGAATTTTCATCATGAAGCGAATAGAAACCGTTAAGACGTAAAAAGTAGTGAAGGCAGTCCGCGTCTATATTGTGATCCCATTGCCGGGATTTCTCGTTAAACTTGGAATACCAGAATTTGGCGGGCATGGCAAGCGTCATAAGGTTACGGAAATCTTCGTTCTTGCTTCGTAATTCCATAAAGTCCCGGAAATCTTTACGCGGTTTGCCCCGCTGGTCCCGGTAAGTGTTAAGCCAGGCCGGTAGCCAGATCGTGTGGATATCAATAAAGCGTAGTGCAAGTTCCGTACCCTTCACCCTGCCCGTCGTGTCGATATCAGGTATGTTATACAGGACTTCAACGTATTTCATGATCTCTTTATAGTCCTGTTCGGAAAGTTTGTACGATTCCGAATTAAACCAGACCGGAGAAAAGCCCAACGATTTAACGCACAGGGCGTCGCGCTCTCCGGAACATATAAACGCCTCCTGCAGCTTCTGCTCCTTATAGGGCTTTTCTGCATTGGCCGGATTCTTTTTAAAGGCGGCTTCTTCCCTGGAATTAAATTCACGGTATAAGGCTTTCAGTTCGGAAAGGCCGTTTATATAGTCCTTCGGCTTGACACCTTCCGGGGTGTAGGAAAAACGCCACTGCTTGTCTGGATTCAAAGGCTCGTATATTTTATAGAACTTCACTTCGGGCGTGTCACCTTCGGCCGGTTTTACCAGACATTCGCGCATAAAGATAGGGTATGTCGCAGTCGCGTATTTATAAGTTACCTCGCGATTTTTTACATACCCTATATACTTGGCCGAATACCAGTGCAGGGCCTCGGCGTTTTCCTGGGTGACACGGGGGCCGAGTATGCGTAACTGCTCCGGGGTAAGATGATCGGCAAGCTCGAAAATTTTAGTACCGTCTTTCTGATCCTGGTTAGCCGGAACCTTACGGATATCCGGCTTGTTTACGTTACGATTAAGTTCATCGGTTACGTTGTACATGGACGCAAGTTTAAGAATAGCCTCGTTAAACCGGAGGCCTTCCTCATACATGCAGATATCGACAGGGCTTTGAGCCGTTCCGGTATCGCCGAAATCCGTTACCTTATAAACCTGCTGGGAACCTTCCTTTCCGAATAGCTTGATACAGGCCGACGCGTCGTCTTCTGACGGCCGGCGTTTGAAATGGCGGTTGGTTCCGACACAATCCCGGGCTTGCGGATAATAATGTAGAATTATATCCAGCCCGTTGTTGGTTACTTTGTAGATGTCTTCTGCCTTTATCATCGTTATAAAGTTACGTAGTTACTTATTTTTCGTTATTTTCCTTCTGTTCTGTTTTCAAGTCTCCCCAAGGTTGATACAGGAAAACGAATAATAACAGCCAAAGAAAAGCGGTTTTACCCGTATAATAAATGACAAAGGCAATCAGGCCCATAAAGGCAACCACGATAATAGCGTGGGCGATGTATTTTAAATTTTTATCTTTCATTGTTCAAACATGTTATATTGAATTGAAAAACCGAATTTGCTTAATCTCCTTTCCTGGAGAAGGGAACGTTTGTCATGTGAAGGCATAATGGCCACCAGGTTCTTCGTATCGAACTGGTAACCTTTCTTCCGCATCTGATAACGTAGGTTTCTTAGGCGTCTGTCTTCTTTCATGGCATTTCGTTAAGATCGTCTTAATTTACAGAAGACACGGCACACTATCGCAAAGGATAGTGTTTAAATCCTCCTGTATGGTTTTCTGTTGTTCCCGGTTCAGGTGTACCAGGAAATAACCTTTTCCGTCGGAAAGATTCTTTATTTCCGCCAGATTATACTTTCTGTCTATCGCATCCACGAACGCAGGGGATTCCATGGGGCGGAAACTGCTGAATATTTTATAGGTTCCACTACTACCTTCTATTCGTAGCGTGGTTAATTCATCAGGGGTGATAATAGTTACTTTCATTACATTTAATTTTTAATTATTCGATTTGTTCCCCACCTTCACGTATCAAGGTAAAAGGTAATCTGGTACCACAATTCACACAATAAGCTAATTTACCCTTGTTTAAGGAAACTCCGTCGGAATATTCCCCACCGGAATATGTGCCGTCGGAAGTATGCACACTCGTATAACTCATTCTAAACAGATCACTATACTGATAACCGTAAAAGCCACCGCAATAAGGACAAGGAAGCGGTTGTGCTTCAGTTATTTTTATGGAGACTTTCTTGCTCATTTCATTCCATTTTAGAGTGTTATTTCACAATTTGACTCAATAAGAAAAAAGATTTCTTTTGTGTCTTTGTAGACTCTACGTTTCGCACCAAGAACTTTCAATTTTTTATGAGATATTGTTACTTTAGTATCTTCAACTGAATCCATACCATCAATACAGGTGTGAATCTTAATATTCTTTTTTGTTACTACCCATGCCATAAATTAGCTCCTTTGTTAATTGTTTATAACTAAATGTTGGCAAATTCTTAGGCCGCGGACACTCTTTTACATAGGTTCTATCTACTGTAATAATATCCTGCAAAATACTTTTCTTTAATGCTTTCTTTTGCTTTCGAGGAAGCCTTATTAATTCTTTATATCCGTAAACACCGCCTACAATATGCCATAACCAAAAATTTACTTTTAACCCTTCATACATGATTATTTATGCTTTTTTGTGCCGGAGGATAGCATCGAACTACCAATAACACCCGCTTTCGCCCTTCGGGGTTATCTCCATACTCCGGCGGTTATTCTATGGAGCGGCAAAAGCCGCCCCGGTTTTTATTCGCTTTTCTTTTGGAGAATATTTTCACTATGGAAAATTTTCACGCCTGTTACTTCCTCGATCTTATCTTTTGCAAGTTCGGGAATACGACACAATCCACCCCGCCAATTATGAACGGTATGCAATGGAACTTTACATGCTTCTGCCAACTTTACCACCATTTTAGAAGAATCTTTCAGCGGTAAAGTCAAAAGATACATTCTTAGTTTCTCACCGTCTTGATTTCTTTTTAAAGTTTTTTTTGCCATAACATCACATTAAATCTATTATTTATTTCTATATTTATATCACAAATATAGATTTATTTAGCAGAATATGCTATATAATTCCTGTTAATTATTGTAAACACTATATTGTATTATGGCTAATTTATTACTTATAAGGGATTTATGCGAAACAAATAAAATTAAAATTCGGGAATTAGCTTCCCGAATCGGTAAAGATGAAAGTACTATTCAGTCTATGATAAGAGCGGGGTCAACTAATACTAAAACTCTTGAAGCCATAGCAGAGGTATTTAATGTTTCTCCCGGTATTTTCTTTGATAATCCTTCGGAAAGTAATACAGGCAATGCTCTCGATAAAGAAGAAGAAATCGCTTATTTAAAGAAGATTCTTGAAGAGAAGGAACGGCTAATACAAGTTTTATTAAACAAAAAATAGTTATTCAAAAATACATCAATGCCACAATATACAAAAATATTTACCCATGATTCAAAAATAATAATATTCAACAATAAAAAACAGATAAATATTACATGTCTACGGACATATTTCGGACAAATCAACTTATAATAATAATGCTTAACCAGAAACATAGTTATTTGACATTCAATAAAGGGAGAAGCCAAAAATGTCATTAGAGTTCGAGCCTCTCCTCCCGTGCAGAGTTAAATAGCTGTAAACAATAAGTTTAC